CGGGTGGGGATGTTCTGCGAAGATTATCCGGCGCTGAAAGACAGGCAGATTTCAAAGATAAAATATGAGTTTCCTGCCTGGTTGGGAACGTATAACTCGGCAGACCACGAATTTACTTTATCAGATGAATTCGGCTCCGGGGTATTGTGTTTTAGGAACTTAGACGATCCTTCAAAATATCAATCGGCCGAGTTTGCGGCAATCGCCCTCGACGAACTCACTAAAAACAAAAGAGAGACCTTTGATTTTTTAAGAACAAGATTAAGGTGGCCGGGGATTAAGGACGTAAAATTCATTGCCGGGACCAACCCCGGAGGAATCGGCCACGACTGGGTTAAAAAAATATGGATAGACAGAATTTTCGACCCCAATGAAGCTGAGGCTGGCCAATTTTTCTTCATTCCAGCCAAAGTTGAAGATAACCCTTATTTAGATAAATCATATTTTGAATCATTAAAAAGCCTTCCCGAAGATCTGCGCAAAGCTTATGTGGAAGGAAACTGGGACTTATTCGCCGGGCAGTATTTTAAAGAGTTCAGAAGAGAAATTCATATCTCCCCCTTTTTCAATATTACTTCCGAATGGAAAAGATTTATCTGCGGAGACTACGGCTATTCCACCCCTTCTGCCGTCTATTGGTGCGCTATAAATCCCGACGGCCAGATATTCGTTTATAGAGAACTTTACGAAGCGGGTTTAATTCATCGGGATTTGGCCCAGAAAATAAAAGCTCTGACCACCGGCGATGAAAACATAAAATACTGCGTATTTGACCCTTCTATTTTCGCCAAGTCGGGGGCGACCGGAGAAGCCGGAGCCGACGCGATGAAGAGAGAAGGATTAAATATCATTGCCGGAGACAACAACAGGACAGCCGGCTGGGCGAAATTCAGAGATTATTTGAAACCTTATACCGGCCCGAATGGAAAACAGACAGCCAAACTGCAGATACTGGAAACCTGCCCCAATTTAATCAGAACTCTTCCTCAGATGATTTTCAATAAAAACCACCCCGAAGATTTAATAGGAGAAGACGATCACTCGGTTGACGCCGTTAGATACGGGTTAATGTCTCTAAAATACCAAAGCGACGGAGAGAAAAGCAGGAAGAGGCCGAGAGACCCAAGGTTGGACCCCCTTTATAACTACAAACTAAGAAAAGGGGTTTATCAGCCAATTTATTAGCAATGTGAGTCAACGTGAGTCAACTTTATGCCTATTGAAGAATACAACCCAACGAAGAAAGAGATCGAAGCCAGGAAGCTGGCTCAGGACGCCTCTAAAAGGGCTAAAGCCTATCAAAAGCCGATCTTTGACAAGCTTTTAAGGTATTACTTCCTTTACCGAAATATTCAAGAAGAAAAACAATGGCCATTTAGAAATAACATTTTTATCCCGGTTGTTTTTTCCACCATTGAAACTTTAATTCCCAGGATAGTTCTGAATCATCCAAAAATCGTTGTTCTGCCCAGAGAAAAAGAAGATGCGAAGTTCATCGAGCCGGCCAAGACTTTAATCGACTATCGGTGGGAGCAGATGGAGATGTTCATCGAACTGGTCGATTTATTTAAGCAGTGCTTTATTTACGGCACTTCTCCGATTAAGGGCAGGTGGGTGAAAGAAAAAAGAAAGGTGCCGAGAAGAAGCGGTTTGGGCAGGCTGATTCTGGGGAAATACAAAACAATTATTGAAAGCCATCCCGAATTTGAAACCGTAGATGAATTTTCCTTCTTTATCGATCCCGACGCTGGAACTATTAAAAAAGCCAAATACGTTATTCATAAGCTTTATTTAACCGAGGAGGAATTAAAAGATAACCGGGAAGGAGTTTATAAAAACCTTCAATATGTCGAGGGCAGAAAGATAACCGAAGACAATTACGCCGGCGAGAGATGGAGAATCCACGATTTAAGCAACAAGCAGAGGGGAAGAATTATTACGTCAGAGGGTGGGATTGGTTCGGGGGCGTCGGCCGAGCCGGAAAAACTGGTGGAAATTTCAGAACATTATTTCCGCTCTTCTAAAAAATATCCACTAGGAAGGCTGATAGTTTTAGCCAATGACAATATAGTTATCCGGGAAGATATCAACCCTTATTGGTATTTGGACGGCGAGTTCCCTTTTATTGAAATCAAAGACCAACCGGTTCCCAAAGAATATTGGGCCATCGGCGAGATAGAGCCTATTGAAGGGCTTCAATATGAAAGAAACCACATCAGAAATAGAAGGATGGATTCTTCCGAACAAACAGTAGATAAAATGTGGCGGATTGATCCTGACGCTGAAGTTGATGAAAACGAATTGGTCTGGCAGCCATCGGGAATAATTCACGCTAAAGCCGGGGACGTAGAAGTAATTGAAGCCGGTGCAGAATCTCCCTCGGGCTATCAAGAGGAAGATATTGTCAAACAGGATACCCAAAACACCACCGGCATTTCTGACTTCACCAGAGGTCAGGTGGCCAAAGGATTTTCTGAAACCTATGGCGGTATTCTGACCTTAATCAACGAAGCCAACCAGAGATTTGCCCTGAAAATTAAATTAATCGGCGAAATGGGAATCAAGAGAATAGTGAAGATGCTTTTGCAGATGGAGGAATACAACGCCGAGAAAAAGAGAGCAATTAGAATCGCCGGAGAAAAAGGTTATCAATTCAAGACTATTAAGCCGGAGGAAATTAAGAGCAATTTGGATATTAAGGTAGAAATCGACCCCTGGCCCTTGATTAACAAAGCTTACCGAAGAGAACAGGTCTTGGCGGTAGTCAAAATGCTGGGCAAGGATCCCGAAGTAAATCAAAAGAAATTGAAAGAAATGCTTTTGGATGCCTTTGAGATAGAGAATAAAGAGGAAATTCTGACTCCGGAGCTGAAACTGCCCGCAGGCGAAGGCGGCGGAGAAACAGAAGGCAGGCCGGGAATTATGAGTAGAATCGCCGGAATTCTGCCAAAATCAATACCCCTTATTCCAAAAGAAAAAACAGAAGCGCCGGCTGCTCCCTTGAAAGGAGAATTGCCGCCGGCTAAAGGGTCGGAATTACCAAAATCAATTCCTTTAATTTCTAAATAAAATTATGGTTGGAAAACCAAAAGAAGAACAAATTAAAGATTACGAAAAGATAATTGAGAAGGGTCAGGCCATAGAGGAAATGACTATGATTGAAGGCTGGAAGATATTGGAAAGATGGATAAAAAAACAAATTGAGAAAAATACCGAGGATCTTCTGACAAAAGATAAATGCTCCAAGGAAGAAATGCCCGAAGGCAGGGCGTCTATTAATGCTTACAGATCAATTCTTTCACAAGTAGAAAAAAGAATAAAAGCCAAAGAAGATGCCTATCAAAAAATCAAAGAATTACAAGCTTCAGAATAATAAACAGCTCTGATTAAGGTCGCAGAGCAAAAAATTATTTCTATGCCAGCGAAAACACAACAAGTCAACGAAGTTATTTCTTCCCAATTAAGAGGCGAGAACGTCGTTCTGGCTAAATTTAAAAAAAGACAGGAGAGAGAAGATAAATATAAAAAATGGGACGCGGTGGAAGACGCGGTTTCGGCCGCCAGAAGCGCGTATATGGGAAGCCTCGATTTAGATAAACAAGAAAAGACAATAAATTTTGAAAAAGCGGTCGGCGATTTAATAGAGGTTTTAGGAAAGATTCAAAAAGGTGAAATCAAAAGTACCAGACGCGGGCTTGGCGTAGAGGTCAGCGCTTAAAAATTTATATTAGTATGCCTTATAACATTCCGGGGGAAACTCCGGCCATAACAAAGAAAATGGAAAAATGCGTGGCTGATTTAATGGCTAATCCTAATTTTAAGCCGAGAAATCCTGACCAAGATAAGAAATCAGCGGCTGTCGCAGTCTGCAAGGCCAGTATGATGGGAACAACTAAAAAAGGCAGAAGACAGAAGGCTGTTATTAAGCAATTAAGAAAATAATAAGGGTTTAAGGTCAATTAAATAGATTAAAAAACTATCTTTTTAGGCAAATTTACCGCATTGGTAAATCCCTAAAAGGAATAAAATTTTATGGAAAATCCTAACAACACTCCCGAAGAGGAATTAAATCCCCAAGGAAAAGTGGGGGAAGGATCCCAACCAGAAGGCACTGGTCAAACCACTCTTCCCTCGGGTGCTTCAGGGGAAAAAGAGAATTTGGAGAGCCTGAAGAAAGACTTAGATGAGACGAAAAAACAATTAGAAGAGGTGAATAAGAAATATAGCGGCTCTTCAGACGAAGCAAGAAGGTTCAAACAAGAAATGGAAGAGTTAAGAGAGAAAATAGAATCCATAGAAAAAGAAGAGGAGGAGGAAGAATACTCCGGGCCGGAAAAGCCCGAAGAGGATTATTCTCAAAAAACTCCTCAGGAAATTCTTACGGAAGTCGAGAAGAGGGCCACCGCCAAAGCCTTGGAACAAGTAGAGAAGCGGGAAAAAGAAAGGGCAGAAGATAAAAAAAGAGCCAAAGGGCTTATTGATTCTGCCTCAGGAAAATACCCACTTCTTAAAACCTCCAAGTCTTATAAACGAATGGTGGCTGACGTGATGGACGGCGCAGGCGTTCCAATTGAAGAGGCCTGCGAGAGAGTCAATGGTTTTATGGAAAAAGTGAAGGCAGGAAAAGAGAAAGAGCCTTTTGTGGAAGGAGCAAAAGGGTCTGCTTCGACCACCCCGACAGAGACCGAAGCCGAGAAGATTAAAAGAAGCCTTGAAACTTCTCAATCAACCTCTGAACTTCGAGGTCTCTAATCTAAAATTTCGAAAATAGTAATATCCTGACTGGTCAATCAGGACAAATAGAAGAAAATTAAAATGGGACAAATTGTTGGAATTAGAGGAAGCGGAAACATTCCTGCTGGAATGTTAAGGGTTGATGTAGCTTCTCAATTAGCTTTATTGGATGTTAATCGTTATCCTTTGTTAGCTTTACTTACCAATTCTGGTAAGGACTATTTGGGAAATAAGATTGGCGGACCAATAAAAAAGAAAGCTGCGATCAATCCTAAATTTACCTGGTGGGAAGATAAGTATGGCGAAGTTTGGGATGCTATCAATTGCGTGGCTGGTTATGAGGCAGGTATTACCGATATTGTAGTTGATAATTCTGCTTATTTCACTAAGCACGATGTCGTTTTGGTTCCCCGGACCGCTGAGAGAATGTTAGTAACCAATGTGGCTACCGACACCGAAACTCTTACGGTTGTTAGGGGAATTGACGGCACTGGCACAGCCGCTTTGGTAGATGATGACCCCCTTGTTATTGTTGGCTCTGCCTCGTTGGAAGGGTCAAAAGCAAGGGACGTCAATTCTACTTTAGCAGCTGAGAAATTCAACTACTGCCAGATACTTAAGACTACAATTGGTGCCACTGAAACTCTAAAAAATACTGATATTTATACTGGCGAGGACTTGGCTACCCAAAGGAAGAAAAAAGGAATTGAACATATGGTTGCTATTGAGAGGGCTTTCTTATTCGGCAAAAGGGCAATAATTACGACTGGAGCTCATCCTCAAAGATTTACTGGTGGAATTATAGAAAGGATTACCACCAATGTTCAGGATGAATCAGGTTCTACATTGACCGAAGCCGAATTTGAAACTTTCTTAGAACTATTGTTCACTCACGGTTCAGCCAGTAAGTATCTTTTCTGCAGTGCTAAAGTTCTTTCAGCTATCAATCTTTGGGCAAGAGGTAAGTTGCAAGTGGTTCCTACCGATAAGACCTATGGTATTAGTATTAACCGCTATTTATCTGCTCACGGAGAGATTAATTTGATTAAACATTCTCTCTTAGAAGGTGCAGTGTATGGTGGCTATGCCGTTGGCCTTGATTTGGAAACTTTAACTTATCGATTCCTTCAGCATAGAGATACTATGTTAAAGACTAATATCCAAGATAATGATGCTGATGAACAAAAAGACCAGTATATTTCTGAAGTTGGTTTGGAAGTGAAGCAGGAAGAACGTTCCGCAATCCTTAAAGGAGTTACTGGAGGAGAGTAGTATTGATCCTCTAAACAAGTCAATTTAACATTTTCCTTGTATGTTCTGGATAGCTTGGCTTCGATAGGCACTCTGTTGAAGCCAAGTCCAGAGTGTCATTCAGAACAAATGGCTTATGCAATAAAGGTCGGCTTAAGCCTATCAAGTAAAAGTAATCTACGAATTAAATCTATGGCTAAATTTATCACACCATATAAAAAATTAGGAATTACGATGGAATCTGATGATACAGAATTGATTAGAGGGAGGGTTCGTATTCTACCCGGCAAGCACATTCAGTTTGATAGAGGCGAGTATAATACCGAAGATAAAAAAGAAATTGAGTTCCTCAGAAAGTATGCTGAAGTTCCCGCAAATAAAGTTTTTGAACAAGGAGCGAAAGAGGAAGAAGTAGAGAAAGAAGAAAAAGAAACTGAAAAACCGAAAGAAGAAAAATAATTAACAAACCGCCCATTAAGGTCGGGGCGGTAAAATCTAAAGCAAAAAGATGGCAATACCAAACAAAGCGACTGGATACGGAAATGTAGATACTGCTAACGTATTCAGAATTACGTTTTCACAGGCTTTGAGTGCTGCCCCCAAGTATGAAGCTTGGGATAATTCCCAAACTTTTCCGGCTAAAGATGCTTCCGGTTCAACAACCGCCAAGACTATTTTTGCCGGGACTGCTGGGAACAGCAATAAGCCTATGCTTTGTCTGGTTGACACCAATGACGGTGCAACTTCTCCCGGTGCCAACTGGAAACCTGCTTCTGCTACTGCTGGAAGCGCTAATCCGAACCGATTGAAAGGAACAACGAATTATGTAACTGCTGTAAACACCCCCGGTGCCAGCGGCCATATTACTTTTAATATGGTCCTGGAAATGCCTTATGATGTAACGACTTCCGATACTTTCGAGCATATTCTTCAGATTAGATATTCTTACACTGGATCTGCTCCTACTCTGACTTGGGAGTTCAACGAAGGCTCAGAGGGTACTCCGACCTGGACAGCGATGACTCCCGGAACTCACGGAATTAGGCACTGCAAATCAGGAGCTGGAGCCGGTAATTATTACGCTACAGTTCCCGAATCAGGCACCCAAGACACCGAAGAAGGCTGGGTAACTACCTAGTAGTTGCCTTTTTGTTTTTCTATTCGTATGCCCGAAGAAAAATACACTATCAAATGCACTTCCTGCGGTAAGGAAGTAGAGAGAGACGTTCCGGTTGGCGAGCAGGACGACAATTCAACTTTTGTCTGCGATGAGTGCGCGGCTAAGAGAAATGAGCAGGTTTTAGGAGGAAAGAAATTTGTCAGAATTTTCAGTGATAAAGAGGGCTGGGAAGAAGTTTCTCTTCCAGTGGAAAAAGCAGGAAAAGTTGCCGAATTGGTCAATCAGTCAAAGTTTGCCGAAGCGGAATCTCTAATTAACCAAGAGGAGTAAATTTTCTTATCTGGCTTGTATTATCGTTCCTTGTGATAAAAAGCAAGACGCAGAGAATTGCTCTTCTTAAAAACTTATGTTTATATCTCACTTTAAGGATGGGAAATCTATAACCGAAAAAGAAAAGTTTTGGGACGACGTTCCCGAAGGTTTAACCAATCTTGAATTAACTCTGCCGGTAAGAATTGGAGAGGCTCAATATGCCCCTACTGTTAGTTTGGGAAAATACGACGCCTATTACTTTTTTAACGAAGCAATAGCTACCGCAGGAGGACAAGGGGGATTAGTAGCCAAAGTAATCGGCGGAATTGATTATAAGAAAAAAGAGTGCATTCAGATTAGAATTGACGGCAAATGCAACGTTTGGGTTCAAAGATTTCCCTTAGATTCATTGCAAATAATTAAGACAGCGATTAGAAAAGGAGTTAAATAAGAATTAAAAATAATTTCTCGGCCTGCTCGAACAGGTAACGAGCATTATTTAGGCACTTCTCGAAGGGTGCTCTAAGAAAATGCTCTTTGAGAAGTGAATAAGGACTATGGCAGTTCCAGTAATAGAAAATTATACAGAACAGAGCGAAACCAATCCAACTACGACTATAACACTTCAAAAACCCTCTGGAGTGCAGGCGGGAGATTTGCTTTTACTTATTTGCATTAACGATGATACTTCAAGCACTGCCTTTACAGACAATAAAACAGGTTGGAACTTTATAGGCGATTTTGGAGATGGCACTTCAGATTCTCATATTGGATTGTTTTGGAAGATAGCAGACGGAACAGAACCGTCAAGTGAACAGGTGACGCAGGCAGGTTCAGATGAGTGGGTTGCTTGGTATGTCAGGATTTCAGGAGTTGATGCAGGGAATCCAATAAATGTGGTTGGAACTCCTGCCATAAATAATTCTGCTACAATAGTTGCTCCTGCTGTAACAACTACCGTGAATGATTGTTTGGCTCTCTGTTTTGGTGCTTTTGACGGCGGTGACGGATATCCTTTTACAGTATCAGATTCAGGTTGGAGTAAAGAAGATGATGGACAATCAGGAACTTCAACTAGCGATGCCTCAGGAGTTTGGGGTAAGAAATCAATGGGAACAGCAGGCTCAACTCTTGATGTTACTATTGGAGCAAGTGTTGCTGATGGAATAGTAGGAGTTCAAATTGCTATTGCTCCAGGAGCAATGGGAACAGAAGCAATAGCAGGACTGGCTACCCCCGAAAAGATCGATGCTGAGACTTTTGCTGGCCTGTCTGACCCAGATTTCCCCGTTGCGGCCATAGCTGGCCTGACTTCCCCAGAAAAAGTAAAAACCTTAGGAGGCACATCTTCCCCAGAACATTTTGTGGCCAGCATAGCTGGATTGGCAATTCCGTCAGTTCCAGCGAAAGAGACAATAGCCAGCAAGATTATTCCAGAATTTACTGCTCCGCCTCCCTATGGTGCTGAAGGCGTAGATCAGGAGCAGACAAATACAGGTTACTCTTTTACGATGACGTATGATTACGGGAAATTCGGCCAGAGCTTTAAGCCTTCTGTCACTGCCGAATGCCCTAAAGTCGAATGGTATGTCAAACGGAACGGTTCTTATTCGGGCTATCAAGTTTGGGCAGAGATTAGGGCAGATAACAGCGGACAAATAGGCGATCTAATAGCTGAGAGTATAAAAAAAGATTTTAATGATATTTCTGATTCAGAGCATTGGGAAGCCTTTGAATTTTCTTCACCGCCCGAATTACAGGCAAATACAACCTACCATATTATAATAGACAGCGATCTTCCTTCCAGCAGCAGTAATAATCTCAGCGTTTATTACGCTGACGAGAATTATTCTGACGGGATATTGGAATACTACTGGGGAGGTGCGTGGAATTACGATGCTACTGCCTACGATATGGCATTCAGAACGTATTACGATGCAATGGTTGAATTATCGATAGCTGGGTTAGCGTCTCCCGATTTCCCAGTGGCAACAATAGCTGGAACAGTTTCCCTCTCATTTGTGGCTATAATAGCTGGCTTGGCAGAACCCGATTTCCCAGTGGCTGGAATAGCAGGATTAGTTAATCCAAAATGCAGTAAAGAAGTAACCATCGAAAGCGTAGTTCCCGATGATGCTACCTATCGTGGAAACAGAAAAATAGTCCGCACTTCGGACGGAAATCTCCACGTTGTTTATTCCAAAAAAGACGCCAGCAATTATTATCAAATCTATTACGAAAAATCAGAAGACGACGGAGACAGCTGGACACAGACCATTCTGACTTCTGGGGATTATCACAATAAATACCCTGCGATTGCCGTAGACAGCAATGATTATATTCACGTTGTCTGGTATGGGACGCACGCTGATTCTTTCGGCCATTATCAGGTCAGATACAGAAAATTCACAGATTCTTGGCAGGCAATAGAAAACCTGACTGCTGACGAAAATTATGACCAGTGGGAGGTTGCCATAGCTATAGACGGCAACGATTACATTCACGTGGTCTGGCGGGAACAGAATCCTCATTATCGGATCAGATACAGAAAATATACAGACAGCTGGCAGGATATTGAAAATTTGACTGACGGATCACACGACCAATACACATTTGCCCTAGCAACAGACGGAAACAATTATCTTCATTTAGCGTGGGCAGGTACGACCGATGAAGAATCCAGCTGGACTCACATCAGATACAGAAAATACACGGACTCTTGGCAGAACATCGAAGAAGTTTCTGCACAGATAACAAATCAGTATCAGGCCAATCCCAGCATTGCCATAGACAGCAATAATAACGTTCATTTAATATGGCATTCCCAGACTGCCTCTCTGGACTTTATTAAATACTGCAAGCGGACAACTTCTTGGGGTGAAGTTCAAGATTTAAGCACAGAAAATTGCGTTCAAAGATATCCCTCAATCTCCATAGATGAAAATGATCATATCTATGTAATCTGGGAGGGAAAATGTGCTGGAGAAAGCTACAGGCAGATTAAATTAAGGGAATACATTGATTCGTGGTCAGAACTTGCCATAAAGACTTCTGGCTCTGATGATCAAGTTTATCCATTTCTTCTCTGGGCTTACCATCCAGCAAGATTCAATGTTTCAAAACCCAAGACTGGCATTGCATTTGTCTGGACGGATAAAGCTGGAGACAACGCAGCAAAATACTACGGAGGCAGTACTCTATCGTGGGAGCTGGCAAAGACCATCGCAGGCAAAAGCGATCCAGAGAAAATCGAAGTGAAAAGTTTAGCAGGCTTATCTACTCCCGAGGAGACAAAAAAAGAGACTATTTCAGGTTTAGTTACTCCAGAAGAAACCAAAATGGAAACTTTGGCTGGAATAACTGCACCTGAAAAAATTGTAGTTAAGGGATTGGCAGGATTACTTAGCCCCGAAAAGATTGTAGTTAAAAATCTGGCAGGAATAGCTAATCCAGAAAAGATAGAAATAAGAACTTTGGCTGGTTTGATAACTCCCGAAGAGACTAAGAAAAAAACCACAGCTGGGATAGCCAATCCAGAAAAAGTTGAAATTAAGAGCTTAGCGGGGATAATAAGTCCCGAAAAGATAGCAGTTAAGACCATTGCCGAATTGATAAATCCAGAAAAGATTGAAGTCAAAAGTTTGGCTGGATTAGCAAGTCCAGAGAAAATTCAGGTTAAAAATTTGGCAGGATTAACTGCGCCGGAATTTGTTGATACATTAGCGGGTTTGGTCGTCCCAGAAGAAAATAATGAGAGCGTAATAGCAGGCTTAGGAAATCCCGAGAAGATTAAAGTAGAAACTTCGGCAGGTTTAATAAACCCAGAAAAGATAGTTGTAAAAAGTTTAGCTGGCTTAATAAGTCCTGAAAAATTGGAAGTGAAAACTATAGGCGGAAAAGCTAACCCAGAAGTTACGAAAAGAAATGTGCTGGCGGGATTAGTGATACCAGAGATTACTAAAAAGGAAACTTTATCAGGATTACTAATGCCAGAAGAGACAAAGATTGAGAGTTTAGCGGGACTGATAAGTCCTGAAATGGTGGAAACCTTAGCTGGAATTTCTAACCTTGAGAAAATAGAAGTGAGTTCTTTGGCTGGACTAGTTAGCCCGGAAGAAACAAAGAAAAATACTTTATCGGGTTTAGTAACTCCGGAAGAAACCAAGAAACAAACTTCAGCGGGATCGGCAAGTCCAGAAAAGATAGAAATTAGAAGTTCAGCGGGCTTAATAATTCCCGAAGAAACCAAAAAAGGAACATCTGCCGGGTTGGTAAGTGCAGAAAAAATATCGGTCAAGAGTTTAGCTGAAATAGTTAGTCCTGAGAAAATAACAGTTAAAGGATTGGCAGGATTAGTTAATCCTGAAGCAGTAGGAACTTTAGCTGGTTTAGTAAATCCTGAAAAGATAACAGTTGGCGGGCTGGCGGAAATAGTTATCCCCGAAGAGACTGAGAAAGAAACCTTAGCTGGATTAGTTATTCCTGAAGAGACTAAGAAAGGAGCATTAGCCGGTTTGGTTGTTCCCGAAGAAATTAAAGAAAATACTTTGGCCGGATTGATTAGTCCGGAGACGGTGGAAACATTAGCGGGATTAGTTTTTCCCGAAAAAATTGAATTAAAAACTTTAGCCGGGCTGTCTATAATTGAGTTCCTTAAAAGAAGAACATTGGCTGGGTTGATAAGTGCAGACAAGATAGCAGTAAAGACCTCGGCGGGATTAGTCATACCCGAAGCTCCTTCTGTATCTACTTTGGCTGGAATAGCAGTCCCTGAGGAAACGAAGAAAAATACCTTAGCCGGCTTAGTCGAGCCGGAAACGGTAGGAACAATAGCAGGAGATGCAAGTCCTGAAAAAATAGTCGTAAGAACAATCGCCGGGCTTATTGAACCAGAAGTTCCCGGTATAAGAACTTTGGGAGGAATAGTTGCCCCGGAAGTTACGAAAAGGAAAACTTTAGCTGGATTAACTACGCTTGAAACAGTAAAGACACTTGCTGGGATTGCCACCCCAGAAAAGATAGAACTAAAATCTTTAGCGGGTTTATCCAACCTCGAAAAAATAGCAGTTCAAAATTTAGCCGGTCTAATAAATCCGGAAAAGATAGAAGTGAAATCTTTGGCAGGGATAGTGATTCCAGAAGAAACTCATAAGGAAACCATATCAGGCATAGCACATCCAGAAAAAATCGAGCTTAGGACTTTAGCAGGATTAACAATACCAGAATTTGTTGACACTCTAGCGGGCCTAATTATTCCGGAAGAAACCTATAAAAAGACTTTAGCTGGGGTGGTTCAAACAGAAAAGATAGAAGTCAAAACTTTAGCTGGATTTAGTAAGCCGGAATTGTCGGATAAAAAGACTACAGCAGGTTTAGTTGAGCCAGAGACGATAGGAACGATAGCGGGCTTGGTTAATCCAGAAAAGATAGTTGTAAAAAGTTTAGCAGGATTGATAAGCCCTGAAAAGATAGAAGTCAAAGGTTTAGCAGGGCAGATTACACCAGAAGAAACCCACAAAGAGACATTGGCCGGATTTAGTAAAGCAGAATGGTCTAGCAAAAAGACCACAGCTGGTTTGTTAAATCCAGAAAAGGTTGAAGTTAAGAGCTTAGCTGGATTGGTAAAGCCGGAAAAAATAGAAGCAAAAACTCTTTCGGGATTAATTGTCCCAGAGGAGACCAAGAAAAAAACATTAGCTGAATTGGCAAGCCCGGAAAAAATAGTAGTAAAAACTTTGGCCGGGCAGGTAAATCCCGAAAAGATAGAGATAAAGAACTTGGCAGGAATAGCTAACCCAGAAAAGATTGAAGTTAAAACCTTATCTGGAATAGCAGAACTTGAAAAAATAGAAGTTAAGGCTTCAGCAGGATTATCTATTCCAGAGTTTGTTGATACTTCAGCGGGCCTAATTACTCCGGAAGAAACAAAGAAATTTACCCTGGCCGGTTTGGTTAATCCGGAAAAGATTGAGGTTAAGACATTGCCCGGAATTCTAAATCCAGAAAAGATAGTGGCAAAAACTTTATCCGGATTAGCAAGCGTAGAAAAAATAGAAGTAAAAACTGCAGCCGGTCTGGTTAGCCCTGAAACTGTTAAAACCCTGGCTGGATTAGTCAGCCCTGAAACTGTTGGAACATTAGCTGGATTGGTTATACCAGAGGAAATCCATAAAAATACTTTAGCAGGTTTGGTTAGTCCAGAGAAAATTGAAGTTAGAGCCGTAGCCGGATTAGCAACCCCCGAACAAACTAAACGGGAAACTCTAAGCGGATTGATTAGCCCAGAAAAGATAGTTGTAAGAACTTTAGCTGAATTGGTTAATCCTGAAAAGATTGCGGTGAAAGGGTCAGCTGGATTAGTAATTCCAGAGGAAACCCATAAGGCAGGTATATCAGGAATAGCCAATCCAGAGAAAATTGAGGTTAGAACTTTATCAGGGTTGGCAAATCCAGAGAAAATTGCAGTTAAAACGCTTGCCAGCCTGGCTATCCCAGAAGAAACTCACAATAAAACTTTAGCAGGGTTAGCAATCGTAGAGAAGATAGAAGTTAGAAATTTAGGAGGATTGGTAATTCCAGAAGAGACCAAGAAAAAGGCATTGGCAGGATTGGTAATACCAGAGCAAACAAAATGGGAAACTTTAGCCGGACTGGCCAATGTAGAAAAAATAGTGGTTTCAACTTTAGCTGGATTAGTTCAATTTAGTCCCGAATGGTATTACGTTAAAGACCAAAGAGCAGAGACCGAATACGAAAAAGACCAAAAAACAGAAACAGAATATTTAAAAGATTATCCATAATAAATTTTTAAAAATATGACTTTTCAAGAAATGTTACAAGAGTTGAATAGCAGGCTTTCTTCTTCAGGAGTGAGTGGCTTTTGGTCAGACACCTCCAAGAAACGCTGGCTTAATCTTGCTCAAATAAGGGTGGCCAAAAAGAAATTCTGGCCGACCATAGCTGAATCGGCCACGGTTAAAAACGGAACGGTGGCCGGACAGCCGAATTATGCCCTTCCAGCCGATTATTTATACGGCAGTATGCTTTTAATTAAAGTTGCCGGCAAGACTTATAATTACGTTCCTTTTGTTGATTTTGAAAGCGGAGAATTTGATTTATCAAAAGTTTTTACCATCAGGGGAACTCAATTTTTCTTGAAGCCCACTCCGACAGAGAACGGTAAAGAAATTCATCTCTGGTATCAAAAAAGACCAGCCAAACTTATCAACGATGGGGACATTTCAGAATTGGAAGAAGATTTGCACGAAGCCATCATTTTAACCGCCTTAAGCATTGCTTTGAAAAAAGAAAGAAAATACAACTTAGGAAACGATGCCCTAATGGAAGCCGATTTAATTATTAGAGAGTGCTGGCAGATGGTTAAAAGCAATAAAAGGGGGCCGAGCAAAGCCAAAGATATAACTGATTTTTATCCGCTTTATCGTTAAAACTATGCCCATTTGGCCTATTAGACAATTTAATGGGGGTTTAGCCGACAGCAAAGAAGCAGGAATAGAAAACTCATTTGCTTATGGAGTCGGTTTGAATATTCACAAAAATCCCAGAGCCCTAGAAGTTAACCAGGCCCTCAAAAAGGATACAGGAAGCGTGGTTACAGATTTGGTAATCAAAATGATAAAAGTAGGAAGCAAGATTTACGGGTTTGGAGACGCCGGCAATGTTTATAAAAAAGAGTCCGGAACCTGGTCTAAAATTTATACCGATCCTAATGGAGAAATAAAAGACGCCGCTTATTTTTACGGTTATCTTTACTGGACTACGGCCGGAAAGCTGGGCCGGTGTATAGAAACTTCTGTTGATTGGAATACTGATGCTAGTCCAAACTGGAAAACGCTTAATTCCTGCGATTATCACCCTATATTGATAGTTCCTAAAAGCGATTTGTTGTGCGTGGGAAATGGCAGATATGTAGCCACAGTAAATGATGAAGGAGTATTTGTCGAAGATGCTTTAGACCTTTTCTATGGCTGGCAAGTTCAATGTTTAACTCTTTTGAAACCCCTGCTTCAAATTGGAGCAGTAAACAATGAAAGAGCTGAATTGTTTACCTGGGATTTGGAATCTGCTTCTTATGAGCCGATCGAGGGTTGGGAGGAAAAAGACATAAACGCCTTCTTTAAAACCGGCGGAATAACTTATTTGTTTGCCGGCGAAAATCTTTATTGGTTTAATGGGGTTTCCGCAGTTCCGGTAAAAGATCTTCCATCACAGGTTCGGCCTGGGGCGATTGATGTTTATGAAAAGAGGATGATATTCGGGACAACAAAAGGAATTTTTGACTGGGGAAGGAAGAATAAAAACTACCCCCAAGTTCTGAATAGTCCTTTCATTATTTCAACTGGCCACACAGAAAATATCGAAATTGGAGCAATTTTAGGCGGAGACAATTTATACGTTTCTTGGAAAGACGGAAGCTCTTACGGAATAGATACGATTGACCCCGACAATAAATTGGCGCAAGGAATTTATGAAAGTTTAGTTTTTGATGGCAATAATTATTTTCAGGGCTTTAATCTCCAGCTATTCTTTGAGAAAATGCCTGCCGGCTGTTCAATTCAGCCGAAAGCAAAAATAGATGGCCAAGATACCTGGCAATCAATTAAAGACGAGGCAGGCAATGATTTAAAAGCAGATGTAGAGAATTCCAAGCAAATGAGTTTTCCTTTCAATGAGAGATTTGAAAGTTTGGAAATAAGACTGGAATTAAACACGTCGGGAAATTTTACTCCGGTGGTTAGAAAGGTCCTAACTGCCATCGAGGGAGTAGATATTATTCCTTAGTATGCCAAAAGAGATTCACCCAAATTATATATCGAATGTAGATTTGCCGGAGCCCGATCCGAATAGTCCTGTTTCTCAATTTCTTTATGGCCTTATCGATGGGAAACGAATAGTTAAAAGAAGTTTAACTCTGAGCCAATTAAATTTCGTTCCTTTGGAATCGGCCAGCGGGAAAAATGATATTGTAGCGACTATCAATGCTTCTGAGGAAGGATTAAGAATTACAAGTTCTTTGATAAAAATAGACGGTTCGGTTGAGTTTTCTTCGGGATATAATCCGGTAGAAAAAGTGGATGAACTCGGCGGTCAATATGACAGTGCGGCTTCCGGGGCGAGGGTAAGAATATTCCCGGATGCCAACACCGGCATTCAAATCATTGATGATGCCAGCGACGATGTGTTCAAGGCTTACGTCGGTGGAGCAAGTGTCGGCGATGTGATTATAGGGAACTACGCTTCCGGCAAATATGTGATTTGGGACAAATCAGCCGCCACCCTAAAGTTAGGCCCCAACGCGTTAGTCGATAACAGGTTGGCGTCCACGCTTTCTTCAGCGATAAACGCTTCGGGCCAGGCGACAGCGATACTTAACGGGATAGTTACGGAATTAAAATTAGCCAACCAGGCTGTAACAAACACTAAAATAGCCGTAGATGCTATTCAAGGCGCAGTGATAGCGACAGGCGCCATTACTGAAACCAAAATAGCCAGTGACGCCGTAAGCTCGCCCAAGATTCAAGCGGGAGCGATTGTGGCGGGGAAAATAGCCGCAGGAGCAGTTACAGCTATAAAGATTGATGCAGGAGCGGTTACTTCCGAAAAGATATACGCCGGTGCGGTAACGGCGGATAAAATATCAGTTTCTCAATTATCAGCTATTTCAGCCAATATTGGGCTTGTGACCGCCGGGACAATAAGGGGTGTGCAGATTGAGACTGCGTCTTCCGGGCAGAGGATAATTCTTTATTCAACCCTGATGGCTTTTTATAATTCCAGCAATGAAAATGTGGCCAATATTTACGCCGGTCCCAGCGATCTTTTAATAAAAAACCAGTTAACTTCTAAAAATATTTTTATAGACGCCGGGAGCGGAGGTTACACAGCCTTGGGGACAGGAGGCACCATTCGGTTTCAAGTCGGAGCTTCTGTTAACGAATCCAGGTTGGGCATAGCTCCATACGCCGACAACTCTCATCCTCTGGGTTTGGCGACAAAAAGATGGACGAACCTCTATATTGCGGGGGCCTTGTATCTGTCAACTTCGCCCAGTCTAACGGTTCAGGGCGATCTAATTCCGACAACCAATAATTATTACTGGCTGGGTGATTCAACCCATAAATGGAATTATGTTTACAGAACAAACGAATCAGCTTGTCCTTTGCCCACCTCTAATTCGGCCATCGACGTCTTTAAAAAGATAAAAGCCCCAAAAATCTTTGAGGGCGAGTATGGGGAAAGACATTACTTTAAAGAGGATGATTTTCCAAAAGAAATGAAATTTATGAGCCCGAGGGGAGAAAAAGAAGAAATTGAAATGACCAGAACTTTGGGGATAGCTGTCCAGGCGATAAGAGAGTTAATAGAGAAAGTAGAAAAATTAGAGCAAAAGGTCAAGCCAAAATAAATTTTAATAAATTAAAAATATGAATTTCTTTCAGAAAAAATTAATTAAACAAAAAGAAAAAGACTTTCAGCAAAGAGTGAAGGCTTACATTGATGACCTGAATTTAATCAGCCAGAAGCACAAAATTGGAATGAAGCCGATAATTACGAAATACGGGACGGATATAGAATTTTACGATTTGAAACAGGCTGAAAAATAAAGAAGCCAGCTTTAAGGTCGGCTGGCAAGATAAGTTTTAATTATGGCAACCTATACAGTCAAACCAGGCGAAACATTGTTCGGAATCACCAAACAGCAGTTTGGTCTGCCCAAAGCCCAAGAAATGTACAGGGATTATTTGAAGTGGTTGAAGAAGCAAATCCCAACCAGCCCTTGGGCTAGCTGGGGCTATAGTGGAGTTGCCGAGAAACTGCCGGCTGGAATTGCTTTAACTGTACCAGAAGCTGGGACAACGCCGGAAACAGAGGTGAGGGCAGTCAAAGGAGTTTTTGAAGAAGAGAAGCCCCCGGTAAAACCTGTTACTCCTAAAGAAATTGTTGAGGCCGGGGCAGAAAAATATGTTCCTGAACTATTAGGGGCGGGAGCAGTTGCTGGTTATACGCCTCCTGAGACTTGGGCCGAAAGAGAAGAGAGGCTAAAAAAAGAAAAAGAGAAAGAATACAAAATGCCTGAAATCGAGGCAGAGATAGAAGATGCCAGCGAAAAGATAAAAACCTTTTTATCTGCAAAGCCAGATACAGTAGCTCTTTTTAATAAAGAGTATGAATCGGCGGGCTTGGGGGGAACTAAAACTAAAATCGATACCCTAGACACAGACATTGCCAAAGCTAAAAGCACTAGAGATCAAGCCCTGCTTACCGAGGAAGGAAAGCCAATTCCTCAATGGATGATCACCGGCAGGAGAAGGATGGTTTTAGAAGATGCCGAAAGAACCATTGGTAATTTAATTGATGAGAGAAATAGTTTGGCCGAACAATACAACAGAGACTTGGGTGAAGTTACGGTTAGGGCGGGAATGAAACAAGAGGATACCAAAGAAGAAGCTCAAAGATTACAAGGGCTTTTGGATTTGGCTACCGGCAGATATGAGAGAGTTCAAAAAAGAATATCCGATATTTTAAGAGGAGAAAAAGAAGCCTACGAAGGCGAATTAGAAAGATTAACTGGGGCGGTAATAAGCGGTATGGTGCCTGCTTGGAAAGAAGAAAAGACAAAAGAAGAATACAAAAATAGATTTAACGAAGAATTAAAGAATTTATACGCAGGATTATATGGAAAGGAAGGGGCAAGAGAAAAGATGGGTAATATTTTGAAGGCAGAATTTCCGGGAATTGATATTTGGAAAGATATTTACACTAAAGTTCCTGAGGGCTACGAAAAACTTATTACAACCACGGGAGAGGAAAAAACGAGTATTGAGTGGGCTGAAGAATTTGTGAGCGCTAATCCTGACGCTACCTATGAGGACCTTCTCCCATATTTGGTAAGCAAGGAATATGGAGGAATGAGCACTACCGCAGCTAATGCTTTTCTAAAAGCAAAAGGAAAAAAACCAGCAGAAGAAACGGGGGGAATCCCAGGATTAGAAGGAGAATAATTTTTATAAAAATTATGTCTTTAATTATTCCTTCAAAAATAAAAGGCGAGAAGCCGAAGACGGTTAAGATATACAAACCTAAAGCCATTGAACCAATAAAGCCTCCGGAAGAGGAGAAGCCTTCGTTTTGGAGAAAATTAGGTGGAATATTAAAACCATCTGTCGGATTATATCCCGCAGGATTATACCCCGCAGAAGGGGCATTAGCAACTGGCCTCGCTAAACTTTTAGGAGCAAAAGAAAAAGAAATTACTCCGCCTCCTCCAGAAACAAAACCCGCTATTCCACCGCCTCCGCCAGAAACTTGGTGGGAAAAACAAAAGAGGGAGTTAGGGGCTGTAAAAGAAGCGGCTATAGTTAAACCCACGATTCCGGCATATATTTCGGCAATTTCAGAGAGGTTCATCCCCACAAAATTATATTCAGCTTTTGATAAACGATTTAAGTTAGACGAAAAAATAGAAGCCTTTGAAGAGAAATTAGAAAAAGAAATTTTAAAAATTAGAAGAAAATTGAAAATTCCTACGCCGACTGACGAGCAGGTGGCAAAGATGAAAAGCACTGCACTAGAAAACATTGCCAAGGAAGAAAAGGAAATTGCTGAACTTAAAAAAGAATTTCCTGTTATTGATATGGCTGGGGGTTTTGTTGGAGATATAGCTAATATAGTAACTTTTGCCAGAGTATTTGCACCTCTTACCCCCCTTGTTGCGGGAAAGGTTGCCTTAACGACAAAAGTTTTTCACCCAGTAGCTACCCGAATTATATCTTATATCCCTTCAGCAGGTGCCACCTTTGGAACAATTCACTTTTTACAAGAAGCCGCTGATCAGATAGAAGCAAGAAAATTCAGTCCGACCAAGATGATTGGAGAAACACTAAAAGGAGTGGGGTGGGGAGCAGCCCTTTCTATTGCTCACGCTTTCCCCACAGCACCTGTGAGAATCGGTTTAGCCGGACTTATGGGTTCCGGCTGGACAACATTAGAAACCCTTATTGTTAATAAACAAATTACAAAAGAGGACATTCCTGCGATAGCTACAAGTGGAGCTTTAATTGCTGCTTTTGAATTTATCAATAGTAAGGCAGTTACCCGGGCCTATAAGGATCAAGTTATATCAAATCAAAGCCGGTATATTTTTGAAAATAGAATTAAAATAACCGATCCGGCGGTAAGAAAAAGCACGGCTGATTTAATTAACAAGTTAGATGTAATGGCAACAATACAAAGAGGAACCCCTGATGGTAAATTAGCCGAAAGCGCTAGAAATAAATTGATGGCAACGACAATGTATGAAAAAGACATTCAATATATAGTTGTTGATAAAAACTTAAAACCCATAAAAACCGAAACGAGATCTCTTTCTGATTTTTTAACTCCCCAGGAAAAATTCCTTATTCAGCATATCAATAGCGTGGTTGGCGAACCCGCTCCAATCTCTTTTAAACTGCTTGAACCAAATCCAATTGTTCAAGAACAAATGATAAAAGCTCCGGACATTGTTACCCAGATTGATGCTTTTATCAGGCCGACATTATTAGAGGCCAGATTACCCCCTCCTCCAGTAGTCTATGCACCCCCGGCCCCAGGAGCTCCAGTAGCTCCAGTCCCTCCGGAAGTAATCCCCAAACCGAAAATCCCAGCAAAACCTTTGCCAGAAGCATTTAAGGAAATTGTTGTGCCGACAAAAGAAAAAGCGATTATTCCCGCAAAGCCGCCGACAGCGCAACCGCCGGCAATAAAACCGCCGGAAGTTAAACCACCAGAAATCAAACCAGAGGTTGCACCCGAGGTGAAACCTATCGCTGAGGAGCTAAAACCATTAGCTGAGGTTGCGAGAGAATATAAAACACCAGAAGAGTTTAGGGCGGTAATTCACGAAGCGGTTGAAAGTAAAGACAGAACACCAGAGCAACAAAAATTAGTTGATTTAATAACAAGGATTAATTCATCTCCGGAAACAATTTATCCTAAACCAGCAATAGAGAATTTCTGGAAAGCGGCTGGTGTAGAAAAACTGCCGGAAGCCAAACCAGCTGAACCAGAAGAAGCAGACATAACAGAAGAAGTTAAAGAACTGCTGGAAGTCGAACCGGCCCCCGAAGAAAGGCCGACACCAGAAATTAAACCAGCGCTACCAGAAGAGATAACCGTTGAGGCTTTGACAGGAGCCGGAGTGGAAAAGGCTATTGCCAGTCAGTTTATTAGAGAGGCCAAAGAATTTGATACCTATGAAGATTTCGCCAAAAAATCAGGGATTATGACCTATCTGCCGGATTACGACCACAGGATGATCAATGAGTCCTTTGGCTCTACAAGGAGGCTCTGGGAGGCAATAAGAAGGCCTCCAGAGGCTCCAGAGGCACCAGAGGCAGAGGAAGTACTGGAGGAAGTGCCGGAATTGACTACTAAGGGCAGGAAGGCGTTGGGAATAGAGAAACCAGAACCGGAAGCAAAAGAACTAATGGCAAAACTCGAAGAAGCAGTTAAGCCCAAGATGTACGAATCTCTAAAAGAGGCAAGAGAAAAGATGAAGGGAGAGGGAGCTATTTCTATTTATGAACAGCCGTTAACCCAAGAAGGATATGTGGTTTATAAAATCTTAAACGGCGAACCTATTCCCGCAGAATTAAATTATCTAGCAGTAAAAATGTGGGAGCAGGGGATGATGGAAGAGGTTGAGCCGGGCAAGGGAACTCCAATTGATATGACGGGAATGTTCTATTTAACTGCCGAGGAGGCCGAGAAGTCGCAGATCCATCATTATCGATTTGACCCCGAATTTATGGACAAAGAGACAATAGGAGAACAGTTTCCCGATTTCGATAAATATGGAGATATAAAAGACTGGGAAAAATTACAATCGGGCTGGGGGGTGCAGACCAGTTTAGAAAAAGGAGACATTGTTAAATCTATGGAGATTCCGGCAACTAAAGTTATTACCAAAGGTAAAAACAAAGGAAAGGTAGTGAAAATTCCCGGCCTGGGAACGGTGGAAGATATTTTTGATAATGGGGCGGCGTTAACAACTACCGAAAAAGGAATTCAACAGATCGATGCTTATTCTCTCGGCGACGCCATTAAATACGAAGAATTAACAACTGACGAAAAAACAATTGTTGATGGATTGAAAGAAGTGAGGCTTAAACCGATAGAAGGGGTGCTGAAACCGGAAGTTAAACCGCCGAAAGAGGGATTTATCCCAGAATTAAATATGGTATTATCCGATGCCGCTGGTTATAGATGGCAAATAACTGATATAGAAAAAGAGGGCTGGGGTTTAACTTTTGGGTATAAAATTAAAAATTTAGACACAGGCGAAATACGAACGATTCCGGGATCTGAGATAAGAGAATCTTTTACTCCGATAATAAGCAAGGAAGCTAAGGAATTCTCCGCAGAAGTGGAAGCGGCTCGCCTACGAGCAAAAGCAAAATTAGAGGCAGCAAAAAAAGAAGGGAAGATCGCGCCTGCTTTAGATTTACAAGTCGGCGATCGGGTAGAGGTGTATAACGAAGCAGGAAAATTTTTAAGGACCGGGGAAGTGCTAGAAAGGGGGAAAGATTTTGTCATCGTGAAAGATGACGTGACCGGGCTTCCTATAAAACATAATTTTAATTTTGAGTTTAGAAAAATAAAAGCAGAGAAACCAGAGCCGATTCCCAAAGAAGTTTTTGAAATCAGAAAGATGAACGAAACGGCAAAAAATCTGCTCGAACACGCTAAAAAGAAATTCGGCCCAGAGTTTGACCCAGAAGAAACAGTAAAAACAGCCGGCCGCATTTCAATTCTTAACGAGCATTCAAAAATAGAAATCGATGATATGGCCGAGGCTTTAAGTTATAAGGGCAGTTTGAGGAATTGGCTCAAAGAGCTTTACGAAGAACGACTGCCGGAGATTACCACTGCAGAAGAATTCGAGAGGCAAGTTACGAAAAGCGAATATTTGGATAGGGGCGCCGAAGTGTTTACCGCCCCGCAGTTGAAAGAAGTCTTAACGCCCTTGGCCAGAGAATATTTAATAAGGTATAAAACAGCAACGGTTTCTCAAATAAAGAAAATGCAGGAAGTTTATGTCAACAAGACTTTAAGAGCCCTTAAAGAGGGAGTGCCGGAATTGAAGCCAGAAGAGCTGGTAGCCGAGCCCAAGCCAGCCGAAAAGCCGGAGGAATACATAACCGAAGAAATTGAGTTGACCACTAAAGGAAGAAGAATGATGGGGAAACCGGCAAGGCCGAAAGTTGCGAAAGGAAAGGTCGTGCCCGAAGAAAAAATGAAAGAGACGCTTTTCAGAGATTTCTTTCAGCCAATTACAAAAGAGGAACGCCGCCTGCCTGTTTTGGGAAGGATCGCTGTTGTCGGAAACAAGTTTATGGCCACCGACTTAGAGAAGGCCCTGGTTTACACTGCCGATAAAGACACCGGGGTAAAGGCGACCATACATATTAAAGAGTTTCAATTGCCCGAAACCAAAAGGTGGCTGAAACCTGAGGAAATCACGAATGAGATGGTTTCCAGGGTCGGCGAAAGCATACAAGATTTTCCTCTGCTCCCCGAAGTTAAAAAACCAAAAGTTGCAACTTCTTTCTCCCTGCCGCCGGAAGTTCTTAAAAAGGCGCTCTCTTCGGTTACTAAAGAAGGTTATCGTCCGGAATTAACCGCAATTCTATTTAAAACAGCGCCCGAGGGGTTGGTTCTTGCTTCCACTGACAGTTTCAGGCTTTGGCAGAATGTTTTGCCGGGGAAACCTCTTAAAGAATTTAGTTTTATGCTTCCGGGTAATTCGGCCAAATTGCTTGCCAAAATTTTAGATAAAGTCAGGCCGGAGGATATAAATATTAAGACAGATGACGTTCAAATAGAAATAGAGTTCGGCAAATTCAAATTTTTAAGCCGACTAATAGAAGGAGAATATCCCGATTATAAGCCAATAATTCCTGATAAGCCTATGCCGATTTCTTTTGGGGTGAACAGGCTGGAATTTTTAGACATAATTCAGGAAGCTAAAGCTTATGTTCCGCCGACAAACGAGATTCAATTACTGCCCGATAAAGGGAAAGGTATATTGAAAATAAAGACCGAGAGAACGGTTAATGATAAAAAAGAAGTCTTTGAGAGAGAAATTCCGGCCGAGATAAAAGAAAAAGTTTCGCCGCCGGCCAAAGAAAAAGACTTGTACATCGTAATGCCTATTAAAAATGGGGAGAATACATTTAACAGAAACTTTTTAGAAGATTTTTTGAAAAACGCCCAAGCCGACAAGATTAATGGTTTATTGGGAGAACTGCAAAACCCGGCAGTTTTTCTCGAAACCGCAGAGCCTGCGGGAGTAAAATTTGTTAAAGATTTGGGCAAGGCTATTTATACCCCAGAAATCAGAGACAAAGAGGCGGAATATATTAAAAAGACAGTGGCCGAAGCTTATGGCAAACCTTATCTGAAAAGAAGCGCCTCTTTTGTCACTTTGCAGTTAAAAGAAAAAGGATATTTTTACGCCAGGGATCAGAAAGTCGAGGGGCCGGACGACGTGGCAGATATGTTCAGGGAATTGAAAAACAGCGATCGGGAGAAGTTTTTTGTGGTTAACTTGGACAAAAATAACAAAATTATAAATATCGAAAATCTTTTTACCGGGACCATCAATGCCAGCTTGGTTCATCCCGAAGGAGTGATAAAGTCAATCACTCTGTCAAAGGCCAAAAAAGTTTACCTTATTCACAATCATCCCTCGGGAGAAGTAGAGCCATCCGAAGACGACTTATTGATAACCAGGAGAATAGAAAACGTTATAAAAGGAATGGGAGTCGAACCTCAGGGGCATATAATAATGAATACAGTTGATTATGGATATATGTATCCCACAGCCATTTCTTCAAAAGATATGAAGGCCTGGGAGAAAAAACCTCTGCCGCCGGAAGCGAAAGAAAGAATAAAAATAAAGATGGTGGAAGTGGAACAGAGAATTAAAAACCTGCCCGAAAAATTAAATAAAACAGTCAGCAACGATCTTGAGGTGGCGGATATTGCTTCCTTAATTCTGAACGACGAAGTTCCGGCCATTCTGGCAGTAAACTTAAGCGCCAGAAACAAAATAAATGGAGTTAATGTTGTCACCCTTTCCATTAGAAATCCCGAAAAAATAGCCAATAAGATTATAAAAAACGCAGCCCTCAACAATGCGGTCAGCGTAATTTTAACTACTAATTTGGTTTTAGATGAAACTGTGGCCGGAAGAAAAAACGTTGCCTCTTTTCAGGCCATTGCAGATAAATTGGGAGAAAAAGGGGCCGGAATTGAACTGCTGGATATAGTGGGCACAAAACCGCAAGTAAGTTTAAAAAGAAGGGGGGAACTGGGTATAGAGAGAGCCGAGCCGAAAATAAAAGGAAAGCCCAAATTCTACCGGCTTCTTGGCGAAAAAGGAGCTGAATATGAAGCCCTTACTTCGGAAGAAAGGGAAGTAATAGATGTTTTAGAAAAAGGAGAAAAAATACCAAAGAGACTTATTGGAGCAGTAAAGAAATTAAAAGGCAGGGGGTATTTCAAAACAAAGGGTGAGGAGGAAAAACCAGGGAAGAAATTTGTTAAATATTTAGGCAAGGGATTTGCCACCCCGGAGCAGGTGGAAGTAATTCAAAAAGTTATAGAGACAAAGAAGATTCCTCCTCATATCTCTGCCCAGTTAAGAAACAGCTTTACTGGAAGAAAAAGAACAAAGGTGGAGGAATTAACTGAACCACAGGCCGACCAATTAAGAGAAGAGCTTTTACAATTAACCCCGAGTCGGTTTGGAAAAATAAAATTAGTTGATGAAGAAACTCTAAGAGCAATGGCTGATTTTATTCCGCCCTCTCTTTCAAGTAGAAAAGCCATAACTACCGGCAATGTTTTGGTCAACCTTCGCGAGCCGGATATCGGCTATATTTTACCCAAGCTTCGTCAAATTAGAAAAGTATTAGAAGGAACGCCAATGAGAGAAAAGATTTACGATAAAGTTTCTTCAGCCGAAGAAAAAATGGAAAGAGAAGAAAGAGCTTTTCTTAAAGAATTAAGAGAATTAACTAAATCAGCCAAGAAAAGCGAAAAAGATGCTGAAATAAAAGCCTTTCAGTATATTGAGGGCGAAGCTAAGCCTGAAATTGCTCCTCCAGAAATTACTTCCCAAACACGAAAATTAGCCGAGTTCCTTAAAAAATTCTTCTTTGACACTCTGCCGATAATGAAACCCCTGCAGATAAGAAAGGGTTATATTACCCACACTAAACCAAGTTTTACTGAAAGAATTGAAAAAGTCGGCCTCCAGCAAGCCTTAAAAGAAATAATCAATCCCATTAGAAAAGAAGAAATTATTCCGCCCGACATTCTGGCTAATTTGGAATTTATAATTGCTAATGAGAAGTTTAACCCTTTTGCTTTACCCAGAGAAGGTGGCCCCTATAGCAAAAGAATAATGAAATCAGCCGGAGCCTATGCCAGAGTTTATTTCTTCAAAAAGAATTTTGATCCTGTGCTTCCAGAGATTAACAAAATGAGAAAATTTCTACCTCCTAATCTTCGAAGGTGGGTAGGAGATTACATAAAAACCGTTAAAGGCAGGCCTATTGATTTTAGGTGGGGAAGAAGGGCTCACAGTATATCTAATTTCTTGGTTCGGCTTGAATATATGAGATTATTGGGGCTTAACTTCGGTTCGGGGGTGGTGAATATTATTGGCGGGACATTGAACAACTTTGCTGATATGCCCCTTGAAGCATTTTTGAAGGGACACAGACGTTTATTTACAAGACAGGGAAGACAGATTATTCGAGATTACGGCTTTGCCCAGCAGGCAATTATGACTGAACCGGTAGGAGGAGTTTGGGAAAATCTTACAAAAGCAGAAAGAAGCCTTTTTATAATTATGCAAGGCGGAGAGTTTATTTTAAGAGGATCTAATGCCTTAGGAAGAATTCCTAAATCAGAATTTATGAGTGGGAAATTAAGCGAAGAGACTCTTTCAAAAACAAGAAGAGGGATAGGAAGAACCCAGGGACTTTATGGGAAAGCTCAAAGTCCATTGGCCGCTCAAACCGCGATAGGAAGGCCGGCTTATCAATTTAAGCAGTGGATGCTGACCGAAATGGAGCTTTATGCTGATTGGTGTAAAGAAGCGATAGAATATTACAAAAGAAATCCCAAGCAGTTGAATGCCCAGATTAGAAACCCGGGATTAGTAAAATGGGTAAAATATTTGTTATTGGCTATTCCTTTGTTTCTTTTCGGCGGTCAAAAGATTAGAAAGGAAATAGTTGCTTACAGATGGCTTCCCGTGGCTCTTTGGAGAACGGCTACCAATCCTCAAGAGTGGCCGGTGGGCAGGGATCTGTATAAAACCTCCTCTGCCCTAATCAAAATCGTTCAGGGCAACCTGGAGGGCGCTAGGAGGGAATTTACAAAGCCCCTGCAGTATTTCCCGCCAGCCGGAATTCAGGTTCAAAGAACCGCTGATTTTATAAAAGCTCTTCAAACTGGAGCCACCTATTCTCCTACCGGCAAAATGAGAGAAAGAGTCTCGGTGGGAGAGGCATTTAAGAGACTGCTGATGGGCACTCAAACTACCCAGGCTCAAAAATATAGAGAATATCAGGAAGAATTAAGCAAGCTAATGCCTTGGGAATATACCACTTGGGATGAGTATGTGGGCGAATCAAGAAGAAAAAGCGATTATTTAAAAATGAAAGAAAAGACTATGGATTATATTAAGGATAAAAAATACAAAACCTGGGCCGAGGTCAAAAAAGACCAAAAGCTATATCAAACGATAGCAAATTACAATAAAGAAGCTCAAAAAAGATTTAATGAGCTTGTGGTCAAAGCGGGGTTATCAAAAATAATGACTAAAAAGCAGTATCAATCTAATCTCAAACAAATTACTATATCTTACGAGGATATAGAAAGGTGGTTTGAAACTGAAAAGAAACAGAAAGAAGCCACCAGCTTGGAGAGAAGATTGAGAATGGAATAATATGAATTTAGTTGATTTTATTCAATTAGGCGTTGGCGGTATAGCGATTGTGGCCTTAGTAATTGTAGTTAAGGAATTTTTGAAATTTTTAAAAAGGCAGGAAGACAATTTTACCGAAGTCATTAAAAACCACCTTCATACAGATACCGAGGCAAAGAATAAATTAGAGCAGGCCCAGGTTAGATTAGCAGATATGATAGAACAACTTTTGAGATTCCTTGAGAAAAACAATACAAAATAAAAAAGAGTCGTCCCGATAGGAGGCGATAGGACATTTGAGCATTTCCTGAAATAAGTAAAAATTTCGTGCCTTCCTTGACAATACTATAACCTGCAATTTTTTACCCGAGAGTTTTTCTCGGATTTTCGTTTTGTCAGCATCTTTTGCTTTATCAAAAAATGTTCTATAATTCAATAAGCTGTGGAAAACTAATTTTCCCGCTCGCTTGCATCAAAAATTTGATATTATATAATAAATAAGATGCCAAAGTTGCTAGAAAATTATTTTTTGGCTTGTAAGAAGGAGCAGAGAGAGAGAGAGAGAGAGAGAGAGAGAGAGAGAGTAAATAGCCCTCTCCAGATTTTAATTTCCATCAATTCAAAGCACCATTTTTATGGTGCTTTTTATTTGTCTTAAAAATGCAGGAAAAGATAAATAAGCAAAAAATGGAAAATAACGACGCTTCTCTATGGGTAAAGTTTGCTTGGGTGATGCTGGGATTTGTGATGGGGGTGATGTTGGCTACTCTGGGGTCGGTGGCGGCTTTTAAACTATGAGGAAAAAAAATAAGAAGAAAAAAAGGAAACGAGGATACGCCATTATAGGCGTGGTGGCGGTTGCGGTTTTGGCTTCAATCAGTACGGTTGGGGCGCTTAATGGTTGGTTTGGAGGGGGAGGTTCTGTCCCTCAAGACACTACCACTTTGAAACTGATGGGCTACTGGAATTTTGACGAGGGTTCTGGCAGTATCGCATATGATGCCAGTGGCCTGGGACATCACGGCCAGCTGGCAACTTATGTTTGGGTTTGTGGAACAGATACGGTCGATGATGTGGATGGAAACACCTATAATACAGTTTTAATCGGGGACCAGTGCTGGACGGTAGAAAATATGCGGACTACAAAATATCCAAACGAAAGCTCAATTACCAAAGGAGATGCTACTCACGGTGGTAGTGGCTGGGATACTGACCAAGCACAGTATAGTTGTCCGCCTAACAGCACCAACAATGGAGAGGACTGCTCGGCCGCTACTACCCTGGGAATGTTGTATCAGTGGTCAGCAGCAATGAATGGAGCTTCTTCTTGTAATGGAACAGGTTCTTCCCAGCCTGAATGTACAAATCCGGTTCAGGGGATATGCCCGGACGGCTGGCATATACCTTCCCATTACGAGTGGACAAAACTTGAGCGCCAGATATGTAATGATAATTCTGAAAGTGATTGTACTGTATTTCTGTATGATGAATCTACCACAGGTTGGTTGGGATACAGCGAAGGCAGTGATATGGCCAATGATGTTGCCGCCCAAAGTTGGACTGATTATGCTGGAGGATTGAGGCAGGACGCACATTTTAGTGATTCTGGTTTAGATATTCCGCCCAGTGGCTACCGCGGTACTAGTGGTAGTTAC